GAATCTCTGCAATCGCTATCCGCCGCACGGAGATATAAATAACTGGATTGCACACAAGCAGAAGGACATCACTGCTTCCCATACGATGTGGAAAGGGAAGTATGTTCTCCAGCCGATCATGGAAGGGTACGAGCGACTGATGCGCGAGATCGAGCTGGTTAAGCCCAACATCATCATCGCTTGTGGAAATGCTGCAGCGTGGGCATTGACCGGCGCTTGGGGCGCGATGAAATGGCACGGGTCGCAGCTCAATATTGACGGGGATCAGAGCAAGACGAAGGTGATCCCCACCTACCATCCGACCCAAATCCAGTGGGCGTTTGATCTCCGCGCCGTAATGGTGAATGATCTGAGGCGAGCGGCGAAGGAATCCCAGACACAGACCTACACTAACATCCCCGAGTGGAACTTCCGTATCCGCCCGAGCTTCCTCCTCGCCAAGTCCTCCCTCGAATCCCTCCTCGCCCAGCTCAATCTCGGCCCACTCTGGATCACGTTCGACTTGGAAACTCGTGCCGGGCACATCGCGTGTGCGGGTTTCTCTTGGACTCTCCAAGACGCAATCAGCATTCCCTTCATGTGCGTGGAATCTATTGACGGATACTGGGAGGTCGCAGAAGAAGCTGTTCTCGTTCATCTGATCTACCAAATCCTCACCCACACCAACGCAAAGGTTCGTGGCCAGAACCTCCTCTACGACGCGCAATATACCTACCGCCATTGGCACTTCGTTCCGCGCGTAGCTCAAGACACTATGATTTCCCACCACACTATGTGGGCGGGCCTTCCGAAACGCTTGGACTTCCAAGCCTCAATGTATTGTGACCACTACGTTTACTGGAAAGACGATGGAAAAACCTGGACAAAAGATGTGGGCGAAGACCAGCTCTGGTCGTATAACTGTATTGACTGTGTACGCACTGACGAGGTGGGAATTCATGAGCTTGGGGCGATCAAACAGATGGGTCTCCAACAAGTTGAGGACTTCCAACAAGCGCTCTTCTGGCCAGTCCTCAAGGCTATGCAGATCGGTGTTCGAATTGATAAGAAGGGAAGAAATCTCTTCGCGATGGAACTCCAAGAGGAAATGGAGGCGCGTGAAGCTCTGTTCAATAAAATCCTCGGCCACCCGCTAAACCCACGCTCATCAGTCCAGATGGCCAAGCTCTTCTACAACGATCTCGGCATCCCCCCTATCATGTCGCGCGCAAAGAAAGGTGCGCCAGCTCATATCACCTGCGACGATGAAGCTCTCGTCAAGATCATGAAAAAGGAACCGATCACGATTCCGCTGATCCGAGCAATCCAAGAATACCGCTCCCTCGGCGTGTTCCTCTCCACCTTCGTTCTTGCTCCACTCGATAAGGATGATCGGATGCGGTGCTCCTACAACATCTGCGGGACGGAAACGTATCGGTTCAGTTCTTCCGCTAACGCCTTCGGCTCCGGAACCAACCTCCAGAACATTCCGAGCGGCTCGGAAGAAGATGGCCTCGTCCTTCCTAACGTCCGCAAGCTCTTTATCCCTGACGAAGGCTACACATTCTTCGACATGGACCTTGACCGAGCCGACATGCAGGTTGTCGTGTGGGAGTCCGGGGAACCGGCGTTGAAGGAAGCCCTTCGCAAGGGGGTCGACATGCACATCTTGAATGCGATCACTCTAGCCGGAAAAGAACTCCCGGATCTCGACTGGCTCTGTGAAGGTCACGCGGAATACCCACGAATCAGATCCCTCTACAAGCGCGAACGCCAACTCGCAAAGTCCTTCATCCACGGATGCGTAACTGCGGGGCATGAAATACTAACTCCAAAAGGTTGGGTTAATGTAGAAGACTACCAAGACGGGACCCCGATCATGATCTGGTCTGAGGAGAAGCTAACCTTTGAAATACCTTCTTACTACCATAGAGATAAAGCCGTTGATTTTGTTTCTCTCGAAGGAGAGAGCTGGTCGCAAGAAATGACCTGGGATCACAGAGTTGTAGGGGAAGTTGACTCAACTGGCTATAAAGTTTATCAAGCTTGGAACCTGCCAAAATCTCTACGCATACCTAAAGGTGGATTATATGAAAACGATACAGATTCCTGGCCATTATTAGCAAGGCAAATTGCGGCATTCCAAGCCGATGGTTCTTTAAATGATTCTAATGGTGTTACATTTCACCTGCGCAAGGATAGAAAACTATTCAGACTGCTAGATCTTTTTCCAGATAATACGTATCGCGTAGAATCCAACGGAGATTATACAGTTTATATATCTAACTGGAAATACGGGCATCTTAAATATGCAGGCCCATGGCTATTGAATTGGTCATCTGAAATGCTTGATGCCTGGCTTGATGAGCTTCCACATTGGGATGGTTATTTTGGAACTACTGGGCGCGTAGAAGTTATGGGAGTAAATAAGCAGCATATTGAATGGGTAGCTACAATAGCCCATCTTAGGGGAAAAGCAGCTAGTCTTTCTGTACGTACTAATAGACCAGAGGATCGGCAGGATTTATGGACAACTGGTGTAAATAACAGGACAAAAGCAAGAGTATCCTCCATGCTCATCACTCGCTACGAAAAACCAGCTACTGATGTTTATTGCCCAAAAACGTCAAGTGGGTTTTTCCTCTTCCGTCGCAACGGAAAGATTGGAGTTACCGGAAATACTAACTACGGTGGCGGAGCACGAACCATGGCGATTGCTGCGGGCGTCACAGTCGCCCAGGCCGAGCGGTTCCAACGCATCTACTTTGGTGCGAATCCCGGAATCAAAGCCTGGCATCACCGAGTCGAAGAGCAACTCAAGAGCCGTCGCTATGTCGAGAACGCTTTCGGCTACCGTCGCTACTACTTCGACCGCGTAGATGGTCTTCTCCCCGAAGCGCTTGCTTGGATTCCCCAGTCCACCGTCGCCAATGTTATCAACCGAGCCTGGCTTAACATCCACAATAACCTGAAAGAAGTCAAGGTTCTTCTCCAAGTCCACGACTCTCTCTGCGGAGAGTTCCCGACGCATAAGAAAGAGTGGTGTCTGCGGAGGATGAAGGAGGAGAGTCAGATCGTCGTGCCTTATGATGATCCCCTCATTATCCCTGTCGGGATTAACTGCTCTGAAAAATCCTGGGGGCATTGCAAGTGAAACGAAACTTTTCTAGTTGGTTAGATTCATATGTCAAGTATGCTTCCGTTACAGAGGCTCCAAAACGTATGCATTTTTGGAGTGGTGTATCCGCCATAGCTGGGGCACTGAGAAGAAAAGTCTGGATCGACATGGCGCGCTTCCAATGGTTCTGCAACATGTACATCGTCTTCGTCGCACCGCCCGGAGTCGTTTCAAAATCCACTACCACCGACATTGCGATGGATCTGCTGAAAGAAGTCCCCGGAATCAAGTTCGGCCCGGACGTTGTGACTTGGCCCGCTCTCGTCTCCGCCTTCGCTGCTTCGTCCGAGTCCTTCATCTACGAAGACGAATGGCACACGATGTCGCCGCTCACGTTGGTCGCTTCCGAAATGGGTTCCCTGATCAACCCGCAAGATCGCGAGATGGTCAACCTATACATCACCCTCTGGGATGGGAGAAGGACGTTTGAAAAAGTCACAAAAATGTCTGGAAACGACACAGTTGAAGCTCCATGGATTAACATGCTTGCTTGCACTACACCCCACTGGATCGCTGACAATATGCCTGCAGCTACCGTCGGAGGTGGATTCACATCGCGTTGCGTCTTTGTCTACGCCGATACGAAGGAAAGATATATCCCCTTCGTTGATGAAATGGCAGATACCTCCGACGACGAAACCAGAAAAAAATTGATCCAGGATCTCGAACATATCTCACTCCACATCGCCGGTCCATACAACATTACCAAGCAAGCTCGAGACTGGTATCGTCCGATCTATGAAGCGTTCTGGAAGACAGCTGCAGAGCGGATGGATGATACGGTACTGGAAGGCTACGCCGCTCGCAAGCAGACCCACCTTTTCAAAACCGCTCTGATCATTGCAGCCTCCCAACGCGACGAGCGGATCATCACACTCGAAGATCTCCAGCTCTCAATGATGATGTTAGAAGATGTGGAAGAAACAATCGGGAAGGTATTCTCTCGGATCGGCCGAACGGAGACTTCCCTCCAAGCTGAGAAGTTCATCCAGTTCGTCCTCCGGCGGGGCGGCGTTGCTTACGATGAAGCCTATCGGATGGTCTACACCCACTTCACGGACTTCCGGGATTTCGAAGGGATTGTTTCCGGGGCTATCCGCTCGGGCCAGCTTGTTCTTGAACAGAAGGCGGATAAGTTCTGGCTGCGGGCGGCGAACCGCCCAGGTGAAACGAGTTTCCGCCAACCTCCTCCCAGTCGCCCGAATCCTTCATCGACACTTGATCTGGTGATTCCATGAACACGATACCGCAATGTAACGCGAACACGAAAAAGCATCCCTTCTCAGTCGAGAACCTAATCACAAGCGGTCTCGGTTATTGCTGCGCCTGGGTCTTCTTCCGCCGATTCAGAAGAACAGCCCTGATTGCTGCCCGCTTAGGGGTAACAACCAGAGCTGTCCGTTATGCTAAAGCTCGGTTTAATTCAGGTGAGATGCAGTGTCAGCATTGCGAGAATTGTATGGAGAAGAGAATCACTTGACGTTGTATCCCCGGTTCAGCCAGTCTCGCCGAATAGCTTCCTCCGCTGCTTTCACTGTACCCAGCCGCCCGTTCCGCACCATCATTTCCGCCTGACTCCGAAGCTCCTCCCGCGATTTTGTCAGTTGCGTATTCGGCCCTCCGATAGCTCTATCATAACTCGGGGCGGCCGATTCTTTTTCCGGGGGAGCTTTCGTTCCATCTCCAAACAAACTTCCACCAGTCGCATCCTGATACGCTTTGTGTCCCTTCGGACCAAGCACATCTGACCCTCCGAACAGCCCCGCAAGTTGCATCACATTCTGCGCATTCGCCTGTTTCCACAGATTATCCTGTTCCTCCATCCGACCGGACTCTTCAATCATCTGTTCCCACGTCATCCGGTTCAGCACATCCGGATTGAACGGAACATACCTATCCCCACTATCTTGAATCATTTTGTACTCCCTTCAATCGGAACACTGTTCGCAAGCAACTCCGTCTTCCTCTCACCACTCTTCGTAGATCCAAAGTAATACGCTAGGACCTGCTCACATTTCGCGCTGAGGTAGCCGACAAGAGTTCCAGCAAGGACAGACTCGACCTTAGCGTAACCAAGGAGAGTTGCACAGACCAGAGTAATAAAAGCTCCAACAACAAGGTATCCGAGGTTCCTGTTTGTTTTATCTTGGACAACTTCCTCGCGTCGTCTAGCTGAATCACGGTCGCCGGCATATAATTGTTGCTCCTGTATGTCAAGTTCTTTCATTCGGGTTTTGAGAGCTTCTTCCGCCATCCTGATCTGAACAATCTGGTCGCCGGATAACCTCCCGCTTTCCACCTTGCTCTTGATCTCCTGCTCCGTCGCCCCTCCCATTCCAAAGGCTGCGCCGAGTGCCTCCACAGCAAGCCCTGCGAAGGGACCTCCTAACGCTGTAGCTACGGTCGGAGCAATCACTCCGATGATGTTCTTCCAGTTAATATCGGCCATGTTGCCTCCTATTATTTAATATGGTCCTTCGCCCAAATTATAAGGGCCCCTACGGGAGCTCCAACATAAGCGAGAAATTTCAGGAATAGGATAACTCCGTGGGATCTTTCCATTATCTGAAATAGTTCTTCGAGTCGCGGGCGAAGCTTTTCTTCCTGTTCAATATGGTCATGAACTATTGCCCTGAGCTCCAAAAGAAGACTATGCAGTTGATTGTACTCACCATCAGTCATAATTAAGCCACCCCAATCTCACCTTCAGCCTCAAGAGTCAGCGCCGCAGTAGTACCCGCACCCCCCCCCAGAAAGTCTGTCGTATCGAGCCTGAGCATTCCGTACCAGTCAATATGGCTATTTGTCGCTACACTCTGCCCTGTTCCCACAACTTCAGTTCCTGCCACATTACCTCCGGTCGCCCCGAGCCAGAGCGAGAAGGTTGCTGCCGAAGCAGTCTTGTTACTGATCCTGATATGGCGGAGGATAAGATAAGTCTTCGTATTACTCGAACCACCGGAGGGCATCACACCCCCCGTCAACGTCGGAGGATTCAACAGATCACTTGTTAGCGTAGTCGTCAAGGCCAACGGACCGATACGAATAGTTTTATTTGCAGCCATTTTTTTCTCCAGGTTAAGTGATAAATATTACTAAGCTACTCGTTACATTGTCCAAGGCGGCCCAACATAACCATCATCATTGTCGTCAGTACAGAAAAAGAATATCGGAACGAGCTGCGTGGAGACTGACGATCCTCCTCCACCACTACCACCTGAACCCCCACGCATGGTAATAAAAGAGATCTGTTCGTTCCCATCCACATCCCCATCCTGTATTTCTCCATTCATTCCCGACATAGGATAGGTTCCGTTAGCCAGTGCCAAAAGAGAAGGACTACTTGTAACTTCCCAAACCCTGTTCATTGCAACAGACAGTTTATAGAACCAGTCTCTCCAAACCTGATCCTCCATGTTGGAAGTGTTCGGAGGTGGGGGAAATTTCGCAATCATTCTTTACCTCCCCAGTCTTTCCGAATTTGCCTACGACGTTCTTGGGTAGCCGCTCGTTCAATCTTAATAGTGGCTTTCTGTTCCGCGGAAGTTCCGTACACAGGGAATCCGAGAGACGAAGCCACCGGCCGCGTGACTCGCTGACTCGGCGTCAGTCCCGGCTGCATCGCAGTATTCACTGTGAACGGGAGAGCTGCTTGAGCTGCGTGCCCCGCGAAGGTTTCAAACTTCGGTGCAGTGTCCCCATAGCCAGACTTTCCTGACATCCGGTCGACTAACATCTTGGGGGCAAAGCCAAGTTTATTGTACGCGAATCGAACCGGATCAGTTGCTGCGTGGACAGCTTCAAAGGTGTGCTTACCTGCTTGCATAGACGTTCCATCCTCAAACTCAAGCCTCGTCGGATCTTTATTTTCAAAGATGGAGTGACCGGAAGTCATATAGTTAATTCCATTCAGGAGTGTCATCCAGTACAAGGTCGAGCGGAGAGCGTACCTTCGATAGAGATCTGTCGCATTCTCCGGTTTCCACAAACCTAGCAGAGTACGGTCACTCTCCCCAAACGCTTTGAACCCTGCACGCAAAGTACTGACTGCCCAGTCCGGTGCGAACGCAAGCATTTGAGCGAATCGCTGGCCTTCCGGACCAGCGAAGAACATTCCCAACGTTCGCCCAAGCTGAGTCTTCGCATCCGCTGCGATGTTGAACCAGTTCAAACCGCCCGTCAGATCGTTCGCATACGTCGCTACTTCCCGCGCGATCTGTTCCCGTGATTTCAGCGGAACCTTCTTCGGGTTCGCCGCATGCGCTTCCGCATTACGAAGCATCAAGGTCTCGAACTCTTTCAGGAAGACCGCCCCCTTGATCCCTGCATGAAGGTAATCCCAAGTCAGCTTATCCAGCTTCCCATTCACCCAGTCAATCTTATCCGTAACCGCAGTTCCGATCTTCAGTTCCTTTCCGACCAGCCGTGGGGTTATGTTATTAACTGCCTTTCCAATATCCCCGATAATAGACTGGCTTACATCCAGCGGAATCTGCATCGAGAGTCCGTTCTTGATTCCCAGGTCGAGCGTATCTCCAAGTCCTCCCTCTCGATACATCTTCAGCGCCGCATTGATCGGCTTCATATTGATGCCAGTCTTGGTCGAATAAAAATCCTTTCCCATCGCGTTGATGTAGACTTCCATCAGACTCTTCGCATGGAAGAGAGAACCGAAGACTTGTACTCGCTTCACAGCCATCGCAAGTCCATGCAGTCCTCTCGTTACCACGTTCGGATCAGAGTTATTCAGTACCACCTTTAGGCTATCCACCAGATCAGGATGAACTCCATACCCTGTCATTTGTGGGTGGTTCAGCTTTTCATACCCCTGCGGAATGTTGTTATTCTTATCCTGCCGCACGATGTAGGATTCTCCGGCGGGCGACTTTGCTTGCTTCAGGTTATCCAGAAGAATCTTGTTCTCGATCGCTGTCCGCATTGATTTTGTATACAGCCCGACGATCTCGCCCACATCTTGCGTCTTGAGGCGAAGTCCACTTCCCTTTAGCGCCGAGTTAATTTCGTCGAAGGTTTCATACTTCCCACGCTTTCCAAATCTGGTGTTCGGGGAGCCGCTCGACCCACCTTCCCCAGACTCAAAGATCCTCCGGAGAATTCCACTCTCTTGCTCCAGCGTCATGGTAGGATCGCGTTCGACTATATACGAGATATAATTCGCCCGCATACCCTTAATTACTTCCGCGTCCGTCGCTTCCTTCCCGATATTATCCAGGAACTGACGAACATACCCGTAGACCTGTCGCTCTTTCGGCGCGAGTCCTTCAGGCGAACCGCGATCCAGTGCTTCGGATACAGCAACGCGGCGGGCGGGATCGGGAATAGCAGTGTTAATATCCCGAACCATGTTGTCAGTCATACGCTGCTGCGAGGCGATGTTCCCGTTGCGGATGGAGATGAACTGATCTGTCGTTAGCTTCCGAGCGGGCTTCAATGCAGCCTTGCCGAGAATGATAGCAGAAGCTACTGCCGCACCATAGACCGGATCGCCAGTCTTTCCACCAATGTACGTTCCTGCGCCAAGCACAGCCCCGACGCGGGCGGCATTCCAGGTGGCTTGCTTCCACGAGAGGGTCTTTCCCATACCGGCTAGGGTTCGAGGGAGCCGCATCAAACCTGCTCCCGCAATCCCGCCGAGAATGGCGCCAGCTACTTTCGAGTCACCCGCGAGAAGACCGCCCGCCAGCATACCCGCACCGACCAGCGCAATCCCGCCGAGCAACTTCGGATCAGCCTTTCCATACTGGTTGATACGACCGGCTTGACTCTTCGTCGGGACTTCGTACCAGCCGTGGCCGGAGGAGTCCGTGATGTGCTTGCCGTCGAGAGACTTGAGATAGGGTTCGATGTCGCCTTTGTAGCGGTCGTAGATAGATTGATGGCCCTTGTCAAAGCGAGACGTCGGCTCCATTCTTTTATGCGCCTCTATACGAGCTGGCGTATCCTCAAACTGTCTGTAGGCAGGCCCTTCAAGGCTGCGTAAGTGCTGTTCCCAATCCCCGTGCTTGTCCTGCCCCCCCTCCACCTTTGCCACAGTATCGGCATCGGCGAAACGAACGACATCTTTCCCTTCGACCGCACTTTTATTCAACTCCTCCCGGATCAGGCGACGAGGCCAGTGCTTAAGCATGGGTTCGACGTTAGTTGTTATTGCTTGCTCTTGAGTCTTAGAATGCAACTCTGCCTGTCTTACATCCGCCGCATAAAAATCATAATCCTTAAACTTATCAGCCCATCGCTCAGGAGTTATATCCTTTAAAGTATGCGTTCCGTCCTGGATATGATCCCACAAGCGATCGGAACTAATAACCTGTCGCTGGATAGGCTCTGGAAGGGATTCATACAACTTGATATAGTCGCTCTGAGGGGTTTCTGGATTCCGAGTAAATTCCTTTATCTTATTCCGAAGGTCGGTTACTTGAACCAGTTCATTCAGAAGATTCGCCCTCTCCCCCTCTGTCAGCACCTTCCCAGCTCTCTGCGCCAGATCACTCTGCACTTCTCCCACGTGCTTGACTCCACCCTCCTCGAAGCTCCGCGTCCAGCCGAACAGTCTCGGATCCTGAAAGTGCTTCGCGTCAGACATCTCCATATGTTCGGGGAGACGGTAGAGGGTGGTGGTGGGATGCGCTCCCGGATCTTGAGGACTTGGAACTGCGTCGATATTACGGAGATTATCTGCGGGAATTCGCTCAATTCTCTCCAGCCCATAGTCCGCATACCGACTCTCTGCCTTCGCTTCCAGCGTATGATCGCCCGTAGCCAAACGGAAATCACGAACAAGTTCCGCCGCTGGAACCTGTTCACCCTTCGTCTTCAGAATCTCTTCCAGCACATCCCGCTCCGCTTTCGGCACATCGTTCCGACGGAGTTGCTGTTCAATCATCGTCTTCGGAATTTCAGTCCGATTTTGGGGAAGGCGTTCTAGAGTCTTGAGGGTGTAGCGGCCTTGAGCAAGCTCGCCTCCGAGCGTCCGGAGTGGTTGGGGAAGTTTCCCTGTCGTTGCCAGCAATGCCCCCCCAAGAGCGAAATCACCTGCGATCTCCTTCGCTTGTTCCGGATAGGTTGCAGCGAGGATGCCTGCGCCGGCCGTCAGTCCGAGAGCAGCAAGCAACCGTGGATCGGCTTCGCCATTCTGAAGTCTTCGCTGATTCTCGAAGTTCGCTCTGGCTTGAGCCTCCCCTGGAACCATGTCAGTTCCTGCAGGAGTCACACCAAGTTCGACAGGGCCGCGCGGAGTCTCCGGCCCAAGTACCTCTCCTTGCAGCACACCCCGCCCGAAGCTTTCCTTCGCACTCGCCCTCCTCTTCCGCACAGCTTCCATCGCTGCGGCAAGTTCAGGATTCTTATTCGTGGCTACATCCGCAGCCTTTTTACTCGCCCCTTCCTGCATCATCCGGTCAGCACGAGTGGCTGCATTAAGTTGCTCGTCCCTCGGAAGATCCCGAAATACATCTGGCTGCCGATAGATCTGCTCGCCCGGACTCCGGATCTCACCACCAGCTTCTACCCAGTCTGCGAACCGATCCGGCATGGGAGCTTCTGGAGTCTCAACCTTTCCGCTCTTCGCCCACCTGTTTCCGGCTTCCAGTCCTGCTGAAATCCCCCGCAATGCCGGAACTAGCGCCGCGCCTATCGTCGCCTGCGCACCAACCTCTCCCCAATTTACATTTTCCTTCTGAGCGGCTTGCTGAACAGCCGAGATACCACCCATCGCCGCACCACCTTCGAGTGCACTCTCTCCGGTCACCGCTATAGCCCGTGCAGCCCGGCCGAGCTTCGCCATCTCCGCTGCCTGCGCTACCATTTCCGGACCCTTGGAGAACGCAAGCACAGAGAGTTCTGGCGAGTACAGCAACCCCTTCGCCAACTCCGCCGTTGCAGTCAGCGGATGATCCTTCATAAACTTCACACCTTCCTTCAGACTCTCAGCAAACCCTGGCTCAGGTTTCGCCGGATACTTCTGAAGGTCCCCTTCGGTCTCTTGCCCCGTAGCTTTCTTAATCGCCCACGCACCGAGATTAACCAGCGGATTTGACTCAAGGAAAGCTTCGCGGCCCATACCTTTATAGTATTCCCACGTTCCCGGCTCCGTTCCTTTTGCAGGTTCGATCACCTTCCCGAGACTCTCCTTCGCCATCTCCCAGTCACTCTTTTCCTTCGGCGGCTCCTTCTGTATCGAAGTAACTGGAGCTGCCCCATCCTCCACAATCGGAGCGGACATCCAAGCAGGAGTTGCAGTACCTTCTTCAACCGTAGGTGCGTCTTGCCAGCCCATTATGGCTTCCTCCGAAGAACCCCATCGGGACCTTTGAACTTGGCCCCACTAGGTAGTGCATCATAATCTGCGTCTGAGAATACTTTATTAAAGCCTTGTATTTCTGGCTTAGCGGAAACAGAAGATTCTTTCGTGCTGGTAGGAGATTGTCTACCCTGCACCACCGGAGTACGTGGAGCCATACTTCCCGAATCCCTCTCAACACTTCTGAATGG